ATCACAATTAGAACAAGCTGAAAAAGACAATATAGAGTTTTCAGTATTAAATGTTTTAGAAGATGTTCGTATTGAAAAATCTGTTCAAAAGAAATATCCCGGCTCTGTTCGTATTTTCAAAAAAGGTTATCAAGAACTGATTTCTATGAATTTCTTTGGAACTAAAGAACTTAATATTCCTGAACTTAATCTTATCGACAGAATCAATCTTCATTATAAACATCATTCAGATATTCCTTTTTCTGTTGATGAAAATGTTTGGGTAGAAAAAGCAAACCAAACTGTGACTCCTGATGATGTTTTAACCCTTGCAAAAGAAATCATTGAGTTTGTTGGAAACAACCCAGAAAGCCAGTCTAAATCACCCTCTCAAGACGATATAGAGGGTGCTAAAGAGATGGTAGAGGGCAACACCAACTCACAAGATGATGAAAATCAAAGTGATGATTTTGACACACCAGACAGTCCTTCAGCAGAAAATGAAACAAAAACTCTTGATAACAATCAGAAAGATTCTAATTCTGATTCAACAAAATTAGATGATACTGATGGTGTTAAATCAGAGGAAAAACAAACAGTTGCTCAAAATCAAGCTAAAGGTAGTGACAATTCTGATACTAAAGAAATAATTTCTGTTACAGATATTGCGTCAAGAGGCTCAGTTAAAAACTTATTGTCTGATGCTACTAATGATATTACTTATGCTTCTATTCCTAAGTTAATCATGAAAAATGTAATTGTTCCCAACAAAGAAATATTAGAAATTTTCAATGAACATTATACTCAACAAATGGAGAAGCGTGATACAAAGTATTACGATGCTACACGATGCGAACTCGAAAAACTTAAAAAGGAAAGTAAAAAAACTGTTGCATATATGGTCAAAGAATTTGAAATGAAAAAAAGTGCTGATCTCTATTCACGTTCATCTACTTCAAAAACAGGTTCGCTTGATATGGGTAAGTTGCACACTTACAAATATAATGATGATCTGTTTGCAAAGATTACTACTTTGCCTGGCGAAACTAATCATGGTTTAGTTCTATTCCTAGATTGGTCTGGTTCAATGGCAAGTAATCTTACTGGCACTTTAAATCAACTTTACAATATTATTTGGTTTTGCAATCGCACACAAATTCCTTTTGAAGTTTTTGCTTTCAGTAATAATTCATTACTTCAAAATGATGAACGCCCAAACCAAAAATTTAAATCTGAAGATTTGTCTATCCCAGAGTTAAAATTGCTTCAATTCTTTTCAAATAAAATGTCTTTATCTGACCAGAATACTATGATGCACAATCTTTATATGACCGCCTTTCGCTGGACATATATGGTAGATGAAAATGACCATAGTATTGGTAGATATGAGTCTCCGATGAAAATGGAATTAAACAGCACTCCATTAAACGATACAATAATTGCCGCAATGGATTTAGTTCCTGCATTTCAAAAAAAGTCTGGTATTCAGAAAACTCATATTGTTTTTTTGACTGATGGTGCAAGCAACGAAATAAGGAACAAATTTACTATCAAAACAGATACAACTGGCGAAGATTTTGAATCTGTAGATAGAGATTTTTGTCCGTACTATTATAATAGCTACAGAGCTGACGTCAATGCAAATCAAAATGTTTATTTTGATCCCATAACAAATGCCAGAGTAAATTCTAAAGATATTACTGGTCGGAATGTTCAGACCAAGTGTCTTCTAAAACTTCTCAAAAAAAGATGTCCAGAGGCCTCTATTGTAAATTTCTTCGTTGCTGGAGAAGGACGCAATGGTTTAGTAAGAAGCAAGATATTCCAAGATATTGTCGGGTATGAGTGGGAGCACGAAGATTTAATAAAAAATTACAGAAAAACTTTAAGAAAAGATAATTTTGTTTCGATCGAAGGCGGTCAAGGGTTCGATACTATTTACATTTTGCCCGGCATGAATGACCTAGATATGGACTCAGAGCTTGAAGTTGAAGTAGGTGCTTCTAAATCAGAACTTAAAAAAGCATTCAAGCAAATGTCTAACAAGAAAATGCTGAACCGACCATTGCTAAATAATTTCATAAAAATGGTTGCTTAGCCCTTGACATTCCACTTTACCTATGTTATTATAGCTACAGAAAATGAGAAAAGAGAGAGTATATTATGATTACATTTACACCAAAAAAGCAATTATTTGTTGATGCTGCTATAGAAATGTTTGGTTCGGGTTCTACTTTGACCAATCAACAAGTTGTTGATGCTTCTAAAACCGCTGGTGTTCCAAAAGCTGGTTGGTTTAAGAAAAAATATAAAGTGGGCCATAACCAATTTAAGTTACCATTAGAGGCGGCTCCATCTCCTGCAACTATAACTGTTTCAGAAACTTCTAATGAGAATACTGTGTTGAATTTGATAGCAACTAATATGGAAAGACAGAATCTAATTCCTGCTCCCTTTGAAAATTTTATTCCTTGGGGTCATTTCAAGACAATCAAGCAGATAGCTAAGTCTGGTTTATTTTATCCTGTGTTTGTTACTGGCTTATCAGGTAATGGTAAAACTTTAATGATCGAACAAATTCACTCTGATATGAATAAAGAACTTATTCGTGTTAATATTACAATCGAAACTGATGAAGATGATTTACTTGGTGGTTTTCGTTTAGTGAATGGTGAAACTAAGTTTGTGCCAGGCCCTGTAATCGAAGCAATGGAACGTGGTTGTACTTTACTTCTTGACGAGTGTGATCTTGGTTCTAACAAATTAATGTGTCTGCAACCTGTCCTTGAAGGTAAAGGTGTTTATCTTAAAAAAGTAAACAAGTGGGTTACTCCTAAAGATGGTTTTAATGTGATGGCAACTGCTAACACTAAAGGTAAAGGCTCTGAGGATGGACGCTTTATTGGAACCAACATTCTAAACGAAGCATTTCTTGAAAGATTTGCAATCACTATTGAACAACCATACGCTTCTGCTGCAACTGAGAAAAAAATCATTGTCGGTTCTATGAAAAAGAATGGTGCTGTTGATGAAGACTTTGCAGACAATCTAGTAACTTGGGCAGAAGTAATTCGCAAAACTTTCTATGATGGTGGTGTTGATGAACTTATCTCAACTCGCCGTTTAGATCACATTGTGAAAGCTTATGCAATCTTTAAAGACAAGTCTAAAGCAATCGAATTGTGTGTTTCCAGATTTGATGAAGATACTAAAGATTCATTTTTAGACCTTTATTCTAAAATTGATGCTGGTATAAATCCTTTAGACGAGGAACAATCATCTGAAAATAATGATGAAAATTTTTAAATAGGAGATAATATGAAAAAACAAAATTTCTTCAAAAGAATGATAATGCTCTCCGTATCGTTGTGGAGAGTTGTTATGAATGTGAAATATAATCCATTAAAATATGTTCCTTGTCCAAAATTACAAGCTTATTTTATGTTAGTTTTGTTTATGATCTGGAGTGTATTTTTTGGGTTTATTGCTTCAGTTCATTTAGGGTTAGTGAATTACAGCACTGTAGCAAGTATAATTATTCATCTATCTGTGATTGTGCCTTTAGTTATAACAAATGCAGTATTCGTAGATGCAGAACGCGATGGCCACAAATGGTTAATTGAGTGGAAAAAAGAACAGTCAAGATATAAAATATTTGCAAATCGTTTAAAAACAAAAAATATTGTTATTTGGAATCCAGATATAGAAGGTTAAAATATTATTTTAAAAGGAGATTATAAAGAATGAATAAAGAAGAAGTACAAGGTGTAGACTTTGGTTTTATTAAAGAAGTAGAAGGGTATAAAACTACTGGCTATGTTCCTAAAAATGATGGGATAGTTTTAGGTAAATCAGGAGTTACTATAGCGTCTGGTTTTGACTTAGGTCAACGTGGTATTCAAGACCTAGCTGGTTTACCAGAAGGGTTAGTAACTAAACTAGCCCCTTACCTAAGTTTAAAAGGTAAAGATGCAGATACTATAGCGTCTAACCTAGAAATATCTAAAGAAGAAGCAGATATAATTAATGAGTTTGCTAAACAAGAAGCAATGAGTAAATTATCTCGTCAATGGATGGATACTACTAGTACTAACTTTGAAAACTTACCTTCTAATAAACAAACAGCAGTAGCTTCAGTGGCTTTCCAATATGGTGACTTAGCTAAAAAAACACCTAATTTTTGGAAACAAGTAACAAGTGGCGATTGGGGTGCAGCAAAAAGAAACCTACTAGACTTTCAAGACAAATACCCTACAAGAAGAAAAAAAGAGGCTGCGCTTTTAGATGACTAGATGTTGGTGTTGAATTTAAATTCGATTTTACAAAATAATAAGAGTTACAATCCTTATAAATAATAAGGTGATGCCGTAAAGGGTCACACACAATAATCTTGCTTAAATTTAAAAGGAGATAACTATTATGGTTACAAGCAAAAATATTAGTATGAGTTTATTAGAACAAGTGGCTGCACTCAGTCCTTACACTGTAGGTTTTGAAAGGCAATTTAGTCGATTAAAAGACTTCGAGAGTTTACAAAAACAAACTACAGGATACCCACCTTATAACATTCGCAAAGTAGACGACTACATTCATGTCATTGAACTTGCCTTAGCAGGCTTCAGTAAAGATGATGTAGAAGTTGAAATTGCAGATGGCAAACTAACTATTCGTTCTGTAAAAGAAAGTGATGCTGAAGATGATGGAACAATTCATCGTGGCATTTCTTATAGAAAGTTCAGTCGTCAGTTTACACTTGCTGATGATATTGTAGTTAATGGTGCGTCATTAAATAATGGTCTTTTGACTGTTACTTTGGAACAAATTGTTCCAGAGGAAAAGAAACCAAGACTTATTGAAGTGAAGTAAAAAAATCAGAAATGGGGTTGACAACAGCCCCATTTCTGTGTTACTATAGATGGAACAAATTGATAAAGGTTATTAAATATTATGGCAGAAATATATGACTTAAATTCTGGAGAATTAAAAGATGGTGCGGTGGCTGAAAAATCCAAAGACGGCCAATATATCATACCACCATGTACTCCAGAAGAATGGGAAACCATTGTACCTACCGAAAATGATTTTAAACATGTAAAGCGTGTAAACAAAAAGACTCTGGCAGAAATGTCAGAAGAAGATATTCTGTTTGAAGCTAAAACAAAACGATATAGAAAAAACTTTGCACAACGTCATAGAAGTGTTTATGAAGAACACGAAACGAATGGCACATTAGATCAACTTCCAATAGACAATATGTTTCACCCACAAACTACAGGCGCACCTATACCAGCAAAACAAGGTACAAGTTTAGGAATTGTAATGCGACCACAACTTGCATTTAACATGATGAAAGTGGATATCCCAATTGATGTAATTAATGATATCAATGAGCATATTGAACAAACACTTATTCCAGAAGATAAAGATTTTTCCAAAAATTTAGTTGGTCAAATTAATCGTGACAAAAAATCGAAGCAATTAGAGTTTCCCCACGAAAATTCTGATGTTGGTGAACTGTTGGGTGGTTTAATTCAAACTCTTGGCAATACCTACATGAGTAATGTACGAAAAGATGAATGTTATAAAACAGAAATGGATAGTATGTGGACAGTACATAGTTATGAAGGCGACTATAATCCTTTACACGATCATGGTACTAAAACACCTATTGGACTGTCATGTATTCTATATCTGAAAGTACCAGACCAAATTGCAGCTCTTCCAAATCCTACTGAAGAATTTGGTGGACTAAATGGTTCAAGTGGTGCAATAGATGGATTTACATATTTCAATTGGGGTACTCATGGTATGCGTGATTTTAATATGTTAAGACCAGCAACTGAAGAATATGTAAAACCAGAAGTTGGAACTTTACTTATGTTTCCGTCATGGTTAAGACATTCAGTAAATCCATTCTTTGGAAAAGGTGAACGCAGAACTTTATCTGCTAATTTGAATGTAAACAAATTTGAAGAACTTGAGGACAAAATTTAATGAGTGATTTTTTAAAAGACATAATTAAACAAACAGGCAACGAATATGCATCACTAGTCAGTGATGGTGTAGAAGCAGGAGATTGCAATTCGTTTATTGATACTGGAAGTTATATTTTCAATGCATTACTTTCTGGTAGTATCTATGGTGGATTACCTGACAATAAGATTACAGCAATAGCTGGTGAGTCAGCAACAGGTAAAACTTTCTTCGTGATGGGAATGTGTAAATCTTTTCTTGATGCAAATCCAGATGCAGGAGTTTTATACTTTGAATCTGAAAGTGCAATTACAAAATCAATGGTAGTCGATAGAGGTATTGATCCTACAAGAATGGTTATCATTCCTGTAACAACTGTACAAGAATTTAGAACTCAAGCACTCAAAGTGTTAGACTCATATCTTGCAAAGAAAGAATCAGACAGACGACCAATCATGCTTTGTCTTGACTCTCTAGGAATGTTATCTACCACCAAAGAAGTAGAAGATACTTCTGATGGTAAAGAAACCAGAGATATGACAAGAGCTCAAGTTCTTAAAGCTGCATTTAGAGTATTGACTTTGAAACTTGGTAGAGCAAAAGTTCCTATGGTTGTTACTAATCATACATACGACTCAATGGGTTCTATGTTTCCAACTAAAGAAATGGGTGGTGGTTCTGGATTGAAATATGCAGCTTCATCTATTATATTCTTATCTAAGAAAAAAGATAAAAATGGTACAGAGGTTGTCGGTAATATTGTTCATTGTAAAAACCATAAGTCAAGATTGACTATTGAGAACAAAATGGTTGATGTTCGTTTATCGTATGAAACAGGATTAGACAGATATTATGGATTGCTTGAACTTGCAATCAAACATGGTATCTTCAAACAAGTATCAACTCGTATTGAATTACCAGATGGCACTACACAGTTTGGTAAGACGATTAACAACAATCCAGAAAAATACTTTACAGAAGATGTGATGCAACAGATTGATGACATTGCTAGTAAAGAATTTAAGTATGGTCAAACAGATGTACCTCTAGAAGTTGATGGAGCAATTGATGTACAAATATAATGAAGATGCTACTTTAAATGAATTAAAGAAGTATATTGACTCCACTTATGATGCACACTATAGTAAGGATAAATTCCAAGCTACAGAGTTCATTATAGATGGTGGTCATGGTGAAGGTTTTTGTATCGGGAACATACTCAAGTATGCACAACGCTATGGAAAAAAAGATGGCAAGAACCGAAAGGATTTATTGAAAATAATCCATTATGCAATTATTGCACTGTTTGTCCATGATAAAGAAGGCGAAACTTTAAATAAAATTAAATAACAACAAAGGAAATATATAATGAAACTAAGTAACTATACAACTTCTGTATTGAAGAACTTTTCGACTATTAATCAAAATTTAGTGATTAAGGAAGGAAACACAATAACAACAATGTCTGCAATGAAAAACATTGTTGCTAAAGCTGAAGTGGAAGAAACATTTCCACAACAGATTGCAATCTATGACTTGAATGAATTCCTAGGAGCATTGTCTTTATTTACAAGCCCTGTTTTAGATTTCAGTGATAACTATGTTATGATTAGTGAAGAAAACAAACCTACAACCAAGATGAAGTATTTTTACTCTGACCCATCTGTTGTAACTAGTCCTAACAAAATGATTACTATGCCTTCTAATGAAGTGAAGTTTACTATGAGTAGTGAAGATTTATCTAGACTAAAGCGTGCAGCTGGTGCAATTGGTGCCCCTGATATGGTTTTAGAAAAAAATAGTTCTGGTTCATCACTTACTGTAAAAGACAAAAAGAATGATACTGCTAATAATTATTCTCTTGATGTTGATACTACAAGTGATGGTGAGTTTAACTTCTACTTTAAAGTAGAAAATATGAAACTTCTTGATGGTAACTATGATGTAGAGATTTCATCTAAAAATATTAGTCACTATACAAATAAAAGTACTGACATAGAATATTGGATTGCACTTGAACCCGAATCAACTTACACTGTTTAATTTAGGCACACTATATAATGGAAAAATATTTATGGGTGGAACAATATCGCCCGAAACGAATCAGCGAATGTATTCTACCAGATGATTTAAAAGACACATTTTCTGAGTTCGTTAATAATAAACATATACCAAATCTAATTTTATCAGGTGGGCCTGGCGTAGGTAAAACTACTGTCGCTAAGGCTATGCTTGATGAAATTGGTGCGACCTATATGATGATTAATGGTTCAGAAGAATCTGGTATTGATGTCCTGAGAACAAAAATCAAAAACTTTGCTTCTACTGTATCTCTTGAAGGTGGAAGAAAATATCTCATTATAGATGAGGCAGACTATCTTAACGCACAATCTACTCAACCAGCTCTGCGTGGTTTCATGGAAGAATTTCACAAGAACTGTGGATTTATTCTTACTTGTAATTATAAGAACCGATTGATACCACCATTACATTCTCGTTGTAGTGTTATTGATTTTATAATTCCAAATGACCAGAAACCTAAACTTGCAAGAGATTTCTTTGGTAGAGCAAAGGATATTCTGAATAAAGAAAATGTAGAGTTTGAACCTAAACCTGTTGCAGAACTTATGAACAAGTTCTTCCCAGACTGGCGTAGAGTGTTAAATGAATTACAAAGGTATTCTTCATCAGGTAAAATTGATGCAGGAGTGTTGGTAAATTTATCTGAATCTAATATCAACGATTTAATGACATCTCTGAAAAATAAAGAGTTTACTAGTGTTCGTAAATGGATTGTACAAAATTTAGACAATGATCCTGTGCGTGTATACAGACGTATTTACGATAGTTTATATTCTAATTTGGACGCTAGTACTATTCCTCATGCTGTTGTTATCATTGCTGATTATCAATACAAGGCTGCATTTGTATCTGACCAAGAGATTAATCTGCTTGCTTGCATGACAGAATTGATGGGTCAGGTGAAGTTTAAATGACCTATGAACTGAAAGATTACCTTAAAGAAATTAACACAGATAAAAACCCTCTGATGGACACAGATGATGAAATGTGGGAAAAGAAATATCCTGCTTTTATCGTAAACAAATGTCTAGCACCATTTCCAGATACTATCCACCTAGTTAACGAAATGAATCTCCACAACCACCTTGATAAAAAACTACAATTTGATTTTCTCCTAAATAGCCTAAGAGCAAGGAAAAGATTTACTCCTTGGCTGAAGGCGAGTAAACTAAATAATCTAGAGTATGTTAAAGAGTATTATGGTTACAACAACGAAAAAGCAAAGTCAGCTCTTAAAATACTTAATGATGAACAGATAAAGGCTATCAAGGATAGTTTGAATAAAGGTGGAAGAAATGGAAAGCATTAACTGGACACAGGGGCAGATGCTTGAGGTCGTTTTAAAAGAACCAGACGATTTTCTAAAGGTACGAGAAACTCTATCTCGTATTGGTGTTGCTTCAAGAAAAGAAAAAATACTATATCAATCATGTCATATTCTACACAAACAGGGTAAGTACTTTATTGTACACTTTAAAGAACTGTTTGCATTAGATGGTAAACAAACTAACTTATCAGAAAATGATATTGCAAGACGCAACACAATCTCAAAATTATTAAAAGATTGGGGATTAGTGGAGATTCAGGCAGAACTAGAACCTATTGCTCCTCTTAGTCAGATTAAAATTATTTCATTCAAAGAAAAAGATGAATGGGCTCTTGAAACTAAATATAACATAGGCAAAAAGAGAGAAATTTAATTTTGGAACAATTCAAATCATTTATTACAGAAGAAGAAAAAGAGCAATCATATCGTTTTGTCATTATCTATAATGACCCAGAAAATATGACTGATGATTCTAAAGCAGAAGCTGAAGAAATGGCAGATGATATGATAAAGTTTGGTAATGAGCTTGGACTTAAAGGTTTTTCATGTAGAATTGAAGATGCATACATATCTCACAAAAATGACAAAATGTATATACATGATATTGACGATAAAGAATTTTTGATAGATGAAAATACTTTAGTATTCAACAGGTCTAAATCAAATGATTTTGCAAACTGGCAAGGTCTGATGTACGAACTAGAAATATCAGGTGCTAATGTAATAAATTCACTTGATGTTCATGTACTCTGTGCTGATAA